AACTAACAGGAATAGATGGAGAAAAAATAAATATAGGAGCTATAAATTATTGGAAAAACGAAGTTGACTCTTTATCTCAAGACCCTGATGCTTTAAATGAATTTTATAGACAATTTCCAAGGTCTGAATCTCACGCATTTAGAGATGAGAGTAAACAATCTTTGTTTAATTTAACTAAAATATATCAGCAAATAGATTACAATGATTCTTTAATTATGGATCATTTTGTTACGCAAGGTTCTTTTAGGTGGCAAGATGGTGTAAAAGATTCTAAAGTAATTTGGAGTCCAAATAAAAATGGAAGATTTTTCGTAACTTGGACACCGAGAAGAGAATTACAAAACAGAGTAATTAAAAGAAACGGAAAAAAGTATCCTGGCAACGAACATTTAGGAACTTTTGGATGTGACTCTTACGATATTTCTGGAGTAGTAGTTGGAAAAGGCTCTAATGGTTCTTTACATGGTTTGACAAAATTTAATATGGACGAAGCTCCTTCTAATCATTTTTTTTTAGAATATATAGCTCGACCTCAAACTGCGGAAATATTTTTTGAAGAAGTATTAATGGCTTGTATTTTTTATGGAATGCCAATTTTATGTGAAAACAATAAACCTCGATTATTGTATCATTTTAAAAATAGAGGCTACAGAGGTTTTTGTATGAATAGGCCAGATAAAAGATATAACAAACTTTCACGTACTGAAAAAGAATTAGGTGGGATTCCTAATACTTCAGAAGATGTGAAACAATCTCATGCTTCAGCTATAGAATCTTATATAGAAAAACATATAGGTTTAGATTTGACAGGTGAATATAGAACAAAAGAAGATATGGGAGAATGTTATTTTGGTAGAACATTAGGAGATTGGGCAAGATTTGATATAAACAATAGAACTAAATTTGATGCGTCAATAAGTTCTGGATTAGCCATTATGGCAAATCAAAAACACCTGTATACTCCAATTGAAAAACAATCAAAAATAAGCATTAACTTTGCAAGATATAATAATAAAAGCTCAGTAAGTCAATTACTTAATAAATGAAAGACGTTAAAATAAATTTACAGTCTACAGCCTTTCCTGATCAATTTGTGTCGGATTCCACTAAAGATACAATTGAGTATGGATTACAAATAGGTCAGGCTATACAATACGAGTGGTTTAGAAAAGATAGTAATCAATGTAGATTCTACAGTCAATGGCAACAATTTAATAAGTTACGCCTGTATGCACGTGGAGAACAATCTGTTGCTAAATACAAAAACGAATTAGCTGTAGATGGTGATTTAAGTTATTTAAATTTAGATTGGACACCAATAGCTATTATTCCTAAATTTGTTGATATAGTTGTTAATGGAATGTCAGACAGATTGTTTGATGTAAAAGTTTATGCGGAAGACGCAATGTCAGCAGAAAAACGTGGAGAGTTTGAAAGCACAGTAAGAGGAAACATGTTAGCAGCTCCTTTGTTTAAACAAATACAAGATGATTTTGGTTTGAATGTATTTACTATGGATGAAGATGAAATTCCTGAATCAGATGAGGAGTTAGCATTATACATGAACTTAAAATACAAGCCTGCTATAGAAATAGCAGAAGAAGAAGCTATTAACACAATGTTAGCTCAAAATCATTATAATGATATTAGAAAAAGAGTAGATTATGACATAACTACAATAGGTATTGGAATAACAAGACATCAATTTCAATTAGGACAAGGTGTTGTATTAGATTATGTTGATCCTGCTAATGTAGTTTACAGTTACACAGAAGACCCACAATTTAAAGATTGTTTTTATTGGGGAGAAATTAAAACTGTTCCTATTACAGAATTAGTTAAAATAGACCCAAGCATTACTAATGAAGATTTGTCTGAAATTTCTAAGTATAGTCAAGCGTGGTATGATTATTTTAATGTAGCTCAATTTTATGAGAACAGTATGTTTGCAAGAGATACTTGTACATTAATGTATTTTAATTACAAAACTACTCATAGTTTTGTTTACAAAAAGAAACAAACTCCGTCAGGTAATTTTAAAACAGTAGAAAAAGACGATCAATTTAATCCTCCTCAAGAAATGCAGGACGAAGGAAATTTTGAACGTATAGAAAAAAAGATTGACGTTTGGTATGATGGTGTTATGGTTATGGGAACTAATATAATGTTAAAATGGGCATTATCTAAAAACATGGTAAGACCACAGGCTGCATCGCAATACGCTTTACCTAATTATATTGCTTGCGCACCAAGAATGTATAAAGGAAATATAGAATCGTTAGTTAGAAGAATGATTCCTTTTGCTGATTTAATTCAAGTAACACATTTAAAAATACAACAAGTAGTTTCAAGAGTTGTTCCAGATGGTGTGTTTATAGATGCCGATGGTTTAAATGAAGTAGACTTAGGAACTGGGAACGCTTATAATCCTGAAGACGCTTTGCGTTTATATTTCCAAACAGGTAGTGTTGTAGGTAGAAGTTATACTCAAGATGGTGAATTTAACAATGCAAGAGTTCCTATTCAACAATTGACAGCGTCAAGTGGAGCTAACAAAATGCAAATGCTTATTCAAAACTACAATCATTATTTAGATATGATTAGGCAAGTGACAGGATTAAACGAAGCCAGAGATGGAAGTACTCCTGATCCTAACTCTTTAGTAGGAGTTCAAAAATTAGCAGCTTTAAATTCAAACACAGCAACACGTCATATATTACAATCAAGTTTGTATATAACAAGAACAATTGCTGAAGCTCTTTCAATTAGAATAGCAGATGTTTTAGAATATTCTGAGTTTGCCGATGAGTTTGCTATGCAAATAGGTAAATACAATATAAAATTATTAGGAGATATTAAAAATTTATATTTACATTCTTTTGGTATTTTTATTGACCTTGCTCCTGATGAAGAAGAAAAAGCTTTATTAGAAGCTAATATTCAAATGGCTTTATCTAAACAAGATATAAATTTAGAAGATGCTATAGATGTTAGAGAGTTGAAAAATATAAAAATGGCTAATCAGCTTTTAAAATTAAAACGAAGAAAAAAACAAGAGCAAGAACAAGAGCAACAACAAATGCAGTTGCAAATGAAATCTCAAATGGATATGCAAGCTCAACAAGCTACAGCTCAATTAGAAGCTCAAAAAATACAGATGGAGTCTCAGGCTAAAATGCAATATCGTCAAGCAGATATATCTTTTGAAATAGAAAAATTAAAAGCAGAAGCTGAATTAAAAAGAAGCTTAATGGAAACTGAATTTAATTATCAAATGCAATTAAAAGGTGTAGAACAAAGTCAAGTTGACAATAGAGACCAGAAAAAAGAAGACGCAAAAGATTTTAGAACAAAACTACAAGCTACTCAACAATCTAAAATGATTGAACAAAGAAAAAGAGATTTACCATCAATAAACTTTGAATCAAACGAAGATAGTTTAGATGGTTTTGATTTAGCTGAGTTCGACCCAAGATAGTCTAAAAAATTAAATAAAATAATATTAACTTTGTAAAAAATTAAATCAAATGGACATTAAAGTAAAAGAAGTAAGTTTAGTAGAAGAAAAGTCAGTTCAAGAAGTAGAATCTGATCTTTTAAAAAAACATGAGGAAAATTTTGAAGATTCTCCTCAAAACAAAGAAGTAATACCAGAGGTTGAAGATACAACTGAGGTAACAGAAAAAACTCCCTCGTTAGAGTTAAATGACGAAAGCGTTCTTTCTTATATTAAAAATAGGTATGATAAAGAAATTAATTCTGTAGATGAATTGTTTGCGCAAACAAAAGACAATGATGATTTACCAGAAGATGTTTCAGCATATTTTCAATATAAAAAAGATACAGGTCGTGGAATAGAGGATTTTGTAAACTTGCAAAAAGATTACAGCTCTATGAATGACGATCAGTTGTTGGCTAATTATTATAGCTCTACTGAGGAAGGCTTAGATAATGAAGATATTCAAGATTTGATGGACGATAAGTTTTCTTATGATGAAGACTTAGACGATGCTAAACAAATTAAGAAAATTAAATTATCTAAAAAAAGAGAACTTGCGAAAGCAAAAAAGTTTTTGAATGAACAAAAAGATAAGTATAAAATTCCTCTTGAGTCAAGTGGGGGTGGATTATCTGAAGAACAAGAAAAAAATCTTAGTGCTTATAAAAGTTATATAGAGAAAGAGGATTCCATGACAGAAACTTGGAAGAAAAAGAATGATTGGTTTACTGAGAAAACTAATGAAGTTTTCAACGATAAATTCAAAGGTTTTGAGTTTAACGTAGGTGATAAAGATTTGACTTTTAAACCAGGGGATGCAAATGAATTAAAAAACTTACAATTAGATATTGTTTCAAATTTTGTAAACAAATATGTAGATGAAAGTGGATTAATAAAAGATGCGCAAGGTTATCATAGAGCATTATCTATGGCAATGCATCCAGATAAATTTGCACAGTTTTTTTATGATCAAGGAGTTAGTTCGGCTGTTGATAATGTGGCAAAAAAGTCTAAAAACATTGATATGGATGTTAGACAAACAAACACATCGTACAACAAAGACGGATTAAAAATTAGATCAGTAGGAGACACCTCAAGTGGAAAAGGCTTACGAATTAAAAGTATTAACAAAGTTTAACTAAAAAAAAAAATTATTATGGCAGTATTACCATCACCAGGCTTTCAGTTGCAGCCAAGTGCGCAACAACAAGTCTTATCAACAAACTACATAACTAACTTTAATTTCTTGAATCAGTATTTACCAGATACTTACGAAAAAGAATTTGAGCGTTATGGAAATAGAACTGTAGCATCATTCCTTAGAATGGTGGGTGCAGAAATGCCTACTAACTCAGACATGATAAAATGGGCTGAACAAGGTAGATTACACACTAAATACGTTTCTTGTCAGTTATCTGCAGGAGGTGGAGCAGGTGTAGCAACAACAGCGACTTTAACAGTTAATGACGCTATGGATCCAGCATTAGTAGCTAATCAAACAGGATTAGCATTAAGAGTAGGACAAACAATTATGTTATCAGACAACACGCCTGGTTCTTCATTAAGTAACAAAGCAGTAGTAACTGTAGCTCCTGTAGGTGCAGCAACTACTCTAACAATTGCTTTTTATGAAGCTACTCAGCTTATTCCTGATGCAACTAATTGTACAATTTTTGTATATGGTTCTGAATTTGCAAAAGGAGTAGAAGGAATGGTTGGTTCAATGGAATCAGATGATTTATTCTTCCAAAACAAGCCTATTATCTTAAAAGATAAATATGCTGTTTCAGGATCAGATATGGCTCAAATTGGTTGGGTTGAAGTACAAAGTGAAAATGGAGCTTCAGGATACTTATGGTATTTGAAGTCTGAACATGACACAAGATTACGTTTTGAAGATTACATGGAAACTTCTATGATTGAAGCTGTTCCTGCAGCTCAAGGTTCTGGTGCAGAAAGTGCATTAAGTTCTGCAGCAGGTGGAGCAGGAATTGTAAACGCAGGTTCTGAAGGAATTTTCTACGTTGTTAAACAAAGAGGTAATGTATTCGGAGGTGGAAACCCTGTAGTACTTTCTCAATTTGACGATGTAATTCAGAGACTTGATAAGCAAGGTTCAATTGAAGAAAATGTAATATTTGTAAACAGACAATTTTCATTTGATATTGACGATATGTTAGCAGCACAAAACTCTTACGGAGGCGGTGGAACTTCATATGGTTTATTTGACAATGACAAAGACATGGCTTTAAATCTTGGATTTACAGGATTTAGAAGAGGTTATGACTTTTACAAGTCTGATTGGAAATATCTTAACGACCCTACTATGAGAGGTGGTATCACAGCTGGAGCAGTAAACGGACTTTTAGTTCCTGCTGGTTCAACTACTGTGTATGACCAAATCTTAGGTAAAAACGCTAAGAGACCATTCTTACACGTAAGATACAGAGCTTCTGAAACTGAAGATAGAAGATACAAAACTTGGATTACTGGTTCAGCTGGTGGAGCAAGAACATCTTCTTTAGATGCAATGGAAGTAAATTTCTTATCTGAAAGAGCAGTATGTACTTTAGGTGCAAACAATTTCTTCTTATTTGAAAACTAAGAAGTAAACAATAGTAATAATTACCCTCGTTGTATTGACGAGGGTAGTTATTATTTTTATAAATCAAATTAAATTAAAATATAATGAAAAAGAAACAACAATTTACAGACAAGACGTATAAGTTATTAAATGGAAAATCTCCACTATCTTATATGCTATCATCCAGACATTCAGTAAGGTCACCATTACTATGGTTTGACGAAGACTCTGGGCAAAACAAAGCTTTAAGATACGCAAGAAATCAAAAGTCTCCTTTTGAAGAAGAACAAGATGGAAATGCTGTATTAGAACCTGTAATATTCGAAGACGGAATGTTAATAGTAGAAAAGCAAAATCAATCACTACAACAATTTTTACATTATCATCCTGGTAATGGAAGATTATTTTCAGAAGTTAATTATGCTAAAGATGCTGCAAAAGAATTAGAATATGTAGAAAAAGCATTGGATGCTCAAATACAAGCAAAAGATTTATCATTAGAACATTTATTAATGGTATGTAGAGTTTTGATGGGTTCACGTGTAGACTCTATGTCAACTGCAGAATTAAAAAGAGATATATTAATTTATGCTAAAAATGAACCACAGGAATTTATGGGAGTCTTAAACGACCCTATGTTAAAATTACAAGATTTAGTGTATCAATTTTTTGCGGCAAATTTATTATCTTGGAGAAACGGTAACAAAGATGTGTATTTTAATTTGACTAAAAACAAACAAAAAATGCTAACTGTTCCTTATGGCGAAGACGGAACATATATAGTTGCATCATACTTTCAATCTGATGATGGAATTGAAACATTAAAAATGCTTAAATCTCTCTTAAATAAAGATAAAAAAT